GTTTGAAGCACAACATGATCAAACTGGCACAGCAGCCCTAAATTTTGCAACAGGGAACTTTGCAGGAGTAGGTGGAAGTACGATTACTGGACAATCAACTTCAGAAATCGATACTTCTGACTTTGATACTACTGCAGGTGGGTTCAAACAAATCGGAATCTCAGTAGATCCCGATAACAGTGATACAAGTTCAGCAAATTGCAACGCATACGTTGTGTTCAACGAAACTGAACATGTATTTACATTTAAAACAGGAGTATAGGAGTATAAATTATGGCAATATCAAGAGCACAACTAGTTAAAGAACTAGAGCCAGGATTGAATGCACTATTCGGCCTGGAATACAAAAACTATGCAAAATGAGCATGAAGAAATCTTCAGCAAAGAAAATTCAGACAGAGCTTTTGAAGAAGAAGTTATGTTATCTGGATTCGGAAATGCTGGGGTTAAACCTGAAGGGTCAAGTATTAACTATGACGCTGCAACGGAAACCTTCACAGCTCGTTACACGCATGAAACACTTGCTTTAGCTTTTTCAATTACTGAAGAAGCAATTGAAGACAATTTGTATGACAGAATTTCTTCTCGTTATACAAAAGCATTAGCTAGATCTATGGCTAACGCTAAACAAGTTAAAGCAGCTAACGTGTTAAACAGAGCGTTTAACAGTTCATATACTGGCGGTGACAGTACGGAACTTTGTGCAACGGACCATGCTATTGTAGCTGGTACAGAGCAGAATGAACTTACTACTGCGGCAGACTTAAACGAAACTTCATTAGAGCAAGCATTAATTGATATTGCTGCGCTTACTGATGAACGTGGTTTAAAAATTGCGGCTCAAGGGAAAAAAATGATTGTTCCTTCTGCGCTTCAATTTACTGTTGAGAGATTGATGAAATCTCCAGGTAGAGTTGGAACAGCTGATAATGATATCAATGCAGTTGTATCTATGGGAATGGTTCCACAAGGTTATGTGGTTAATCATTACTTAACTGATACAGATGCTTGGTTCCTTAAAACAGAAGTTCCTAATGGACTAAAACACTTTGTTAGAGCACCAATTAAAACCGCTATGGAAGGCGATTTTGATACTGGTAACGTTAGATACAAAGCTAGAGAAAGATACAGCTTCGGCTGGTCTGACTGGCGTGGTATCTTCGGCTCACCAGGTGCGTAATAAATAATTAAGGAATGCGGCGGCCTCAAAACGGCCTCATTTCGACTATAAAGTAAGAAATTCCCTATGAAAAACTTCAGAATTCAAATCCGATATTGTGGCTATAGCGCTGACTTTAACGTCACGTGTGAAGACACTCCTCAAGGTATCGAGAATTCAATCCTTGACAAACTAGGACAAAATGCGGTAAAGTTCGAAAAAAATGGATTTACCATTAAAACTGGTAAATGGATAACCTATGAGGAGGTTATAAATGACCCAAGATCTATACAATACAAAGAGGTCCTTGGAACTAGAGTGGCAACAAGAGCATCTGAAGGACGGGAAGCATAATATCAGGATGATTGAGATTAATAGAAAAATTCAGGATATTATTAAAGAGATCGTTGCCAAAGAGTTTGAAGCAGACACTCTTCAAACTAAAGTAAACGAGGCCAAGGCCGAAGTTTCGATAGCCACTTAAGCGCTATCAAAAATCAACTTTTTACTATAAGATCCTTGCACTCTTTGCAAAAAAGAGCTATAGATTAATCACTATACAATTATAAAGAATACTGACGCGGTATAGTCGACGGCCTAGAGACAGTATTCACACACAACTAGGAGGATTATAATTATGGCAACAACAACGTTTCAAGGAACGGTACGTTCCGATGGCGATATAAAAGCAACAACTAAGAACACAACTACAGGAGCATTTGTAGATTATGCTGCTATAAAAGCAGCGGGTGGTATGGAAATAGAAAAAGTTGCTAGCACTGGAAACAACATTGTAGCAGCAGGTACTGATACTGGTACTAACAATGGAAGTTTAGGTACAGCAGCAACTATTTTCAAAATTACACCAAATGCGCATGGATCAGGAATTGCTGATGATGCAATTAACACATTTGTTAATAAAGTTGGTGGTCTTATCTACACTACTATTCTAATCGATCTACATGGTGGATTAGCTTGTGGTGGTTCTGCTGACGATGTTATTGGTACTGATGGTGGAGCAGCTAATGCTTACATCGCAGAACTAACAACTGGAGTTAATGGTATTCCATACAGCATTGAAATGAGCTGTGTTGAAGCACCCACAGGTGGAGACCCAGATATTAATTTAGTATGTTCAGCGACAGCTACTGATGCAGAAAATGCAGCGGTATCAACTCCAACAGTCGTTGTAAATGGTGGTGACTGGACTCTTGGCATGAGACAACAACATGATGCCGCAGCTACTTTAGCAGCACTTTCACTAAAATATCTTTACCTAACTTGTGGAACAGCTACTGAAGCTGCTTACACAGCAGGTAAATTAGTTATTAAAATTTGGGGCGCAGCTTTTGATTATAATAACGGCTAATAAATAAAACATGATGGGGCTTCGGCCCCATCTAGTAATCTTGATTAAGGAGGGATTATGGCAGATACAATAACAGGACCAACAATTCTACAACAAAACGACAATCGTGTCGTAATTAAAATTATCAATCAATCAGACGGATCAGGTAAAACAGATGTGTTTGCTGACATATCAGCATTAACAGCAAGAGAAGATGGTACTGCTGTAGCGCATGTGGGTTTACAAAGAATATGGTTTTCTTGTCAAGGCGGCGATGGAGGAGATTCCTACGCACGTTTAGATGAAGAAGACGATGATGGTGATATACCTATACTTGGTTTAACAGGAACTGGTTATTGGGATTTTAGAGAATTTGGTGGTATACCAGCAGATAAATCTAATAACACTAATGAAAGCGATGTTAACCTTGTCGTTCCAGGTGCAGCAGATTCTGGTAATATATACACGATTATAGCTGAATTTTCGAAGATTTATTAAGGAGGTAGCGAATGGCTAATACTACTTCCGGAACAGTAACGTTCGATAAGACTTTTGCTGTAGACGAAATCATTGAAGAAGCATACGAACGAATTGGCTTACAATCTGTTTCGGGATATCAATTAAAAACAGCAAGACGTTCTTTAAATGTAATGTTTCAAGAATGGGGCAATAGAGGTTTGCATTACTGGGAAGTAGGCGACACCAATATTGATCTTGTTGAAGGTCAAGCTGAATACATTTTCTATAGAGCTACGGGCGACGGTACTTCTGCAACAACGGCAGGAGGCACAACAGGAACATCTACTTATGGTTTAGCTGATGTTTTAGAAGCTACCCTTAGATCTGATAAAGGAGATACAGATCAAGCTGATTCCACGCTTACAAAAACAGATCGATCAACCTATTCAGGTTTAGCTAATAAATTATCTAAAGGAACTCCCTCTAGATATTTTGTTCAAAGACTTATTGATAAAACAACAATCAATTTTTATCCAACACCTGATTCATCCAATGCATCAAAAGACGTTCATATTTTCTTTGTCAAAAGAATTCAAGATGCTGATGCGACTTATACGGATGCAACCGATGTGCCTTATCGTTTTGTGCCTTGTATGGCATCAGGACTATCCTTTTATTTAGCACAAAAATACGCACCACAAAGAGTTCAAGAATTAAAATTATTATACGAAGATGAATTAAAAAGAGCTTTGGCAGAAGATGGATCTTCTACAAGCACTTATATAACTCCGGAGTCTTATTACCCGAGTGGATAATTATGGCATTTGCAAGAGGAAAATACGCTAAAGCGATCTCAGACAGAAGTGGAATGGAATTTCCCTATAATGAAATGATTAGGGAATGGAATGGTTCTTTTGTTCATAAATCTGAATACGAAGCGCGACATCCTCAAGATCAGCCAAGAGCTTATGGTACAGAAGGACATGGTTTAAGGAATGCAAGACCGGGAAGAACTGAAAAAACAGTTGTTGGAATATTAGGACCTAATCCTTTTGAAACAATTGCAGCAGGATCTGGTATTATAATTGTCTTTGAAAAAAGTCATGGACGATCTACGGATGACACCGTTAGATTTAGAGGTCCAGTGTGGACAAGATCTGATTCTGATGCTTATCAAGATCCAGCAGATTTTGACGGTATTAGTGGATCTAATATAGCAATAGCCGCTGGCTACTCGATTACCGTCGGGACGCGAGATTCAAGCGGCACGATTACGAATACCAATGACTACTATCACTTTACTGTAGATACGAATACTGCTACAGCTGGAGGAATCGCGGGAGGAGGCAACAATTGTTCGGCTGGTCCGGCAACTTTAGAGGCTTAATATGGCAGGATTTACATACTCAACACTTACAACAGCAATTCAGAATTACACAGAAGTAGGAACTTCGGTATTATCCAGTACAATTACTGATCAATTTATTGATAATTCTGAACTTAGAATACAAAGAGAGATTCCTATTGATGCCGATCGAAAGGAAATGATAGGCAATTTAACAGCTTCGAAAGATAATGTTTATGCTCCTGCTGGAACCTTATTTGTTAGAGATCTTCAAGTTTATACTTCAACATCGGTTGCGACAGGAGCGAATAGCTTTCTTCTTAAGAAAGATATTAGCTATCTTAGAGAATATGATGCAGAGGAAACAACGACGGGTACACCAAAATACTATGCCATGTCGGGTGGAGCAGAAGGAACTGGAGCAACGTCTTCAGGAAGAATTACCATTGTGCCAACACCAAGCTCAGCTTTTATGTACAAAATTCATTACAACGCTAGACCGATAGGATTGAGTTCGGCAAATACAACAACTTATTTAAGTCTTAA